ACCCTGATAGTATATCACGGTCACTCTGTGACCAGCACGTTGTGAAGATGCCATTGGAAGAAGCGCAGATGCTATGCACTAGCATATGGCATCATGCACCTGAGTATGCAGAGCATCATCAGTTGTATAAACCAGTACACCAGAAGCACCCATGTACTTTATGGGCTATGAAGACACGAGCAAACTTTGTATATGCCTTTAACCTATACACATCCATGCTGAGTGAGTATAATCACAGGTATGGTAAGTGGCATGGTGCAGGTAATCCTAGTACAACTAATCAAGACGCAAGGCCACAGCATTTGCTGGCGGCTAGACACTTCATACCTGATGGACAACTAACCCCACACCCTCAGTGCTTCAGTGGGCTTGACCATCTCAAGACAGAAGAAAAATGGCCTATAGAAGCTTATCGTGCCTTTTATGCAGTTGACAAGCTAAAGTTTGCAAGGTATAACAAAGGAAGAAATATGCCTAAGTGGTTACAACACAGTAAGCATATACTAGAAAAGTAATATAACTAAAGTATCAATTATCAATAAGCAAATTGTCGAAACTTTCGACAGAAAGGAAGTTAACTATGCCACTAGATTTTACACCATTCACTATGACAGCCGATGAGTTTGTTCCAGAGCATCTAAACTTTAAGGTAGAGTTTGAACCAACAAAGGTTAAGGATAAGAAGTACGTTATAAACGGTGACACAGGAGACTATATCGGTGTTGTCGGTAACAGCTTTAACTGTGCTAGTCATGGTGCTTTCTTTGAAGGTATTCATAATACAGTTACTGAACACATTGGAGACAGCGAGTGTGATAACATGAATATGAAGTGGAACACTGCTCGTAATAATGCTTGGGCTATGTTAGATATGACGTTGCCAGAAGTTACCTCTAAGATTTATACAGATAAGCATGAGACAACTATATCGCAACGTATTATAGCTTTACATGGTATTGATGGGTCTTGTTCTAACCAAGTATTCTTTGGTGCTATAGACTTCTTCTGTACTAATGGTATGATTAAAGGCGACTACGATAAGGTACGCAGAAAGAACACTGCTAACTTTACTATGGACAACTTTATTCGTGACCTAAAACGCTCCGTTACAGACTTCTATGCACAGTCGGAGGAATATCAAAGATGGGCTTCTAGTAATGTAACATCTAACGCTGTAAAGTTAGCTCTGGATAGCATTATGAAGTCTGACCGTAAGTCAGAGAATATGTACTCATTATTCCAACAGGAAGCATCTGTACGTGGATACAATGTATTCTCTCTGTATAGTGCCTTTACTAACTATGCTACGTATGCAGATGAACGTAATGGATTTACCTTACGTAACACAGGTAATGATACACAGTCTGTCTCTATGTTTAATAGAGAGCAGAAGGTATCAACTTGGGTAGACACACCTGCTTTTCAACAACTGGTGGCTGCATAATGTCAGATTATACATATGTTCGTACCAACAGTAAGGGAGAGGCTGTCCTCAGAAGAGATACAGAGGATACCTTTGAATTTGTAGTACAGTATCTAAAAGAAAAAGATATTGAATATGAATATCGTGACGGTGCTACGATGTTCATTCTTTGGAATGAGGCTGATGTTCGCTATGTATATTACTGGACTACAGGGAGATGGGCTATCAAAACTAGAAAGATAAATAAACATTTTTCTAGTAAAGGTATAGTAGATTTTGTAGAAAGATTTTTAAATAGGTATGCGGAAGAACAAAAGAAACAGCACGAAGTTTGGGCAGAAGAGAAGAGAGTGCAGAGGGAAGAATACTTCCGCAAAAAACAAGAAAGGTTAAACAATGAAGCTACGTAAGGTTACTGATGATTACTACTTATCACATGATTACAGTTACTTACGAGACGAAACTAAAGCACATTATGCATACCTAATGGGCATTGTTCTCAACACTAAAGTTGAGGGCAAGTCCATCGGGGAAAGGAAGTGTGATAAGATTTCTACTCGTATGGCAAAGCAAGCGTACAATCAATGGTGTGACAAAGGCATACATATGGCTAACCATTTACTCTCTACTGTTCGTATAGTTTTCAACTATTCAGTGCATATGGAGTTGTGTATTACTAATCCTTTTGTCGCTGTAAAGAAACGCACACCAGTACGTAGGAAAACAGTATGGACAAGAGAACAAGTACAAAAGTTCTTGGACGTAGCTTATAAAGACTTTGATACTAGGAACGTAGGTCTTATAGCACAGATGGCATATGAATGGTGTCAAAGATTAGGAGATATGAGAATGCTTGAATGGTCTAACATAGATTTTGAGAAGCAGACTGTTTATATTGAGCAGTCTAAGCGTAGGGCAGAAGTATTCTTACCTATCTCTGATGACCTCTATAATATGCTTGCTGTTCAGAACGAGGACTTTGGGTTCCAGAAGTACGTTGCCCCCTCTCCACGGCCTCTGAAGGGCGTTTATAAGCCATATACACTGACACACTTACCTCGTGTAGCTAAAATGTTAAGAAATAAAGCCGGATTACCAGATGATTTACGACTATCAGATTTACGTAGAACAGGTACAACGGAGATGGTAGAGGCAGGGGTATCTATGGGCAATATTATGTCGGTTACAGGACATGCTAATCCACAATCTGTTAAGCCATACATGAAAAATACATTGGCAAGTGCTGATTTAGCATTGACGCAACGTAAAAATCGTGATATAAGCACTACAGATGCCAAACACAAAGAGTATATATAATGAATATATATAACATTATAAATGATATAGACATTGATAGTGGACAGACTAAGAGAATTAACTGTCCTAATTGTGGTGGCTATAAAACATTTACTATAACTAATAACATGGGTTCTATTCTGTGGAATTGTTATAAGGCTTCTTGTAATGTTTCTGGTGCAAGGAAAACTCACCTCAGTGTAAATGACATACTGAACTTACGAAAAAAAGCTGTCGAAAGTTCCGACAAATTTGAATTGCCTCAATACGTAGTTCCTCAGAGGGGTGGCAGAGAATTTGTAAATTGGTGTGCTAGGTTTAAGATAGATGAAGAACAACTAAATCTTTTGTATGATGTAAAAGACCACCGTATTGTATTTCCTATTATGCATGATAACGTAATGGTAGATGCTATAGGTCGTGCATTTGCTAATATAATACCTAAGTGGAAAAGATATGGAAAAAGCGACTTGCCTTACGTAACAGGTTATGGTAGTGTTGCTGTAGTTGTTGAGGACTGTGTGAGTGCAGCAGTGGTCGGTGGTATGGGTTTTGTCGGGGTTGCAGTGTTAGGCACATCTTTATCAGAATCACACAAAGCTTATCTCTCACGGTTCTCGACAGCAATAATTGCCCTAGACCCTGATGCGTTACCTAAGACACTGCAAATAGCAAAAGAGTTACGTGGGCATGTAGATACTGTAAAAGTACTGCGTTTACAGGACGACTTAAAATACCGAAACCCCGAAGACATTGACAGTCTAACTAACACAGGAGAAATGTAATGGAATTATCTCTAATAAGAACACTAATGGATAAAGAGTTCTACGATAGCAATCGTGGTGCTAGATGTCCTGACAGACTATTCAGTAAAGATGCTCGTAAGATTAAGCAGACTATTGATACTGCTATGACTATGTATAGCCGTACTATAACACCATCTGAAACAGAAGCTTTGTTTCTATCTAGCAATCCTTCAATGACTACTGCACAGAAGCAGTTGTTTCAAAGTTTGTTTAGGCAGGTGGCTAAAGAAGAGCCTATGGGTTCAGACATAGCACAGGAAGTTCTTTCTAAGCTGTTTCAGCAGGTCATAGGTGAGGACATTGCTAATCTGGGGTTTGACTACGTTAATGGCTCACAGACCTCACTAGAGCCTCTTAGAATGCTACTAGAGCAATACAACGATGACTTTACCCCTGACTTAAATGTTGAGTGGGATGACATAGATATTGAAACTTTACTAGAGAAGAATGACCTAGAAGCACGTTGGACTTTTAATATACCCGCTTTGACAGGTGTTATTGAGGGCATCAATGCAGGACATTTAATTGAGATTGGTGCTAGACCTAATACAGGTAAGACATCTTTCCATGCGTCTTTGATTGCATCGCCCGGTGGCTTTGCCTCACAAGGTGCTAACTGTATTGTTCTATGTAACGAGGAAGGAAGTCATCGTGTTGGTGCTAGATACCTTACTGCCGCAACAGGCATGTCTATGCAGGAAATTAAAAAGAACCCTACAAAGGCTCGTGACTTATATTCTCCTATCAAAGAGAAGATTAAGATTAAGGATGCAACAGGACGTGATATGGCTTGGGTAGAGAGTGTATGTAAATCCTACAACCCTGATGTTATTCTTCTTGATATGGGAGATAAGTTTGCTAGGACAGGTGGATTTGCTAGAACAGATGAGGCGCTTAAAGCAAATGCTATTCATGCACGTATGATTGCAAAGCAATACGAGTGTGCTGTGTTTTATATGTCTCAGTTATCGGCAGAGGCAGAAGGTAAGATTATTCTTAACCAGTCAATGATGGAAGGCTCAAGGACAGGTAAAGCCGCAGAAGCAGACTTAATGGTTCTTATTGCTAAAAACCCTGCAACTGCTGACATGGACCCAAATGCACCAGAGGATTTAACAAGACACTTAAATATTGTTAAAAACAAATTATCTGGTAGACACACACAAGTAGTTTGTCAGCTAGACTACGTAACAGGAAGGTATGTGGCATGATACAGCCTGACCTGTTTCAGCTAGAAGATTATGATTTAGGTGGGGATACTAAGGTATGTAGTAAGTGTGATAAAAACTTACCCCTATCTAAATATAGTTGGCATTCCGGTGGAAACTACTTGCGTCCTGAGTGTAAATCCTGTAATAATGAGTTAAGTAAAGTAAGAGATGCACTAAGAAGGCAATTTGGTATGCCTGTAGGAGAATATATTTGTCCTATCTGTTTACATGATGAGAGTGCAGTTGCAGGTAAGGGAAATACTAAGAATGGAGCATGGGTTATTGACCATTGCCACAACACAGATACCTTTAGAGGTTGGTTATGCCATAAGTGTAATCGCGCTCTTGGTGGATTCGATGATGATATAGGAGTGTTGCAGAGGGCTATTACTTACTTAACGCAACACAAGGAGAACTTAAATGAAACTAACACTTGATGTAGAAAATACGACTACTACACGAAATGGTAAGCTATTACTTGACCCATTTGAGCCAGAGAACTCTCTGACTATGGTAGGTATGCTTACAGACCAAGGTGTAGAACGTATAGTAACTTTTGACCATAGCGAAGTTTCGGCAGATGATTTTGGTCATACTGTTGTACAAGAGTGGTTGGATAAAGCCACAGTACTTATTATGCACAATGCTGCACATGATTTAATGTGGTTATGGGAATCTGGCTTTACGTATAACGGCCCTGTGTTTGACACAATGCTAGTAGAATATGTACTACAACGGGGTCAGAAAGAACCACTATCTCTTGAAGCTTGTGCTGAAAGATATGAGTTAGATACTAAGAAACAAGACACACTAAAAGAATACTTTAAGAAAGGATATAACACCCGTGATATACCACATGATGAACTATGCGAGTACCTTATCGCTGACCTATATGCAACACAGCAGTTATCTGACAAACTTATGTATCGCCTTAATAGTGACGATGCCGGATTAATGGGCACTGCTGACTTGACTAACCAAGTCTGTGTGACCCTTGCAAGAATGTATCAACGGGGGTTCACGGTAGATAGGTCTATGTTAGAAAATGTGAGGAAAGAGTTTGAAGAAGAAAAGAAGCACCTTATTATTAGTCTAAATAAACACGTAGCTCAATTGATGGGTGATACTCCTATTAACCTTAATAGCCCAGAACAATTATCTTGGGTTGTATATAGTCGTAAGGTTATTGATAAGACTGTATGGGCAAATAGTACAGACCCCTTTATGAGAGATGGTACGTTTAGGAATTTAATAAATACTCATACAAACAGGGTGTATAAGACACGAGCCGTACAATGTAAAAAGTGTAATGGTAAAGGGTATATACATAAAACTAAAAAGGATGGCACCTTATATGCAAAGGAACATAGATGTGTTGACTGTAATACTATTGGCTATTTATTTATACCAACAAACGAGTTGGCTGGGTTAAAGTTTAAGCCACCATCAGCTAAATGGTCATCTGCTAATGGCTTTAGTACATCTAAACAAAACTTAGAGACGTTAGAGACAGTCGCAAGAGCAAAGGGTATGACAGATGCTGTAGAGTTTTTATCTAAGGTTCGTAGGTTGTCTGCTGTAGATACATATCTATCTTCATTTATTGATGGAATAAATACACACACTAAAGCAGATGGTAAGCTTCATGTTCGTCTACTACAGCACAGGACATCAACAGGTCGTTTCTCTGGCGCAGACCCTAATATGCAGAACATGCCTCGTGGCGGCACGTTTCCTGTTAAAAAAGTATTTGTGTCACGTTGGGATGGGGGGAAGATACTTGAAGCTGACTTTGCACAGCTAGAGTTTAGAGCCGCCGCATATTTATCACAGGATGGAGTAGCAATTGAAGAAGTATCTACTGGATTTGATGTACACGCATATACCGCTAAAGTTATTACTGATGCTGGTCAGCCTACGAGTAGACAGGATGCGAAGGCGCATACGTTTGCTCCACTCTACGGCGCAACAGGATATGGAAGAACACCAGCGGAAGCGGCATACTACCAGCATTTCATCGAAAAGTACCAAGGAATCAAGCTTTGGCATACCAAACTGGCTACGGAAGCTTTGAACACTCGTAGGATAACTACACCTTCTGGACGTGAGTTTTCATTCCCAGATGTA